AGTTCTACGTCCACCATACCATCACCCAGCCTAAGGCGAGTGTAATTTATTAATTCTTCTCTGTTATTAAAACCTATTTGATTTTGTGGCATGTTATCTCCTGATAAAGCTATTTATCGAGATAAGGGAATATCAAATTTTTCTGATATGGTATCGAAATCGAAATTTTTACAATTTTTTTCTAGTGAAGAATTATAATAATGCTCTCTCAGGACGAATTCTAATAACGATTGGCTAGATACACATCTGGGATGGGTTGTCCAGTTACACACAGCGGTATACCCAGACAGTTTGTTAATATCTTCATTCACATGAGTTAAATACAAATTGTAGTTATGATCCACGATGTCTTGTAAGTTCTGCTGGGACGCATTGATAAATTTGTCAAAACAGTTTTTAAATAATATCTGCGCATTTTTATAGTTTGAAATATTGCATTGGTCTTGTTCATCCAAACCCAATGAACACAATGAAAAATAATCTGGAGATCTATATCCTAAATCAAGCAAATGTTGTGCTAGCCTGGGTTGGCCATAAAGCATTATGGGATGTTTTATAGAAATTGGACGCCAAGTTTTTTCTGTAACCCATGTACCAGCATAATCTTGATCAGTTGTTTCACGAACAATACTGAATAAAGTATTTTGATATTCTGTAATACTGAAAGGATATCCAGTGTAATGAAACGTAAAAACTCTGTCAGGATTGTTATTGTTCAAAATATCAGTATAATTTACATCAGGCAAAATGTTTAAATATGGTTCTATGTCATTGAAACTATACAGTGGGGTGTCATTCCAGTTATGACGATGCCTGGATGTATTGGTAAAATTTAATTTGTACTTATCGTTGTCTTCAAGCGCAAGACTCCAATTTCCCAGATTGCTGTCGAACATTTGAGAGTCTTTGAGCAGACAAAATAAAATATAACTAGATCTTTTGTTAAACTTTCCAAACTTACATAAAAACTTTTTAGTATTCGAGATATGATTCAGAGGTTTATACTCGTAATCCAAATTATAATTATTTTGAAAATAAGAGTACAGTCTAAATGTATCTATGATTATGTGTGTTATGTGGGGCAGATCAAGAGGTTTAACAGCAGTATTAGTTAAAAATATACTTTCTTTACTTAAATTTTTATATGTGTCTTGAAGTTTTTCGATCACTGGCATTATAATGTATGTGATATGATCCTTGGCTGTCACATGAAAAGGCTCAACAAGAACATATGCACAAATTTGATCTGCCTGTAAAAGAGCATCATGATGATCTTCGACTACCTGATTAAATAAAGATTGGATGGCGTTAATGGATGGTACGTGGTATTGGTAGAAAAGATTTATTGGTGCTAACATTTAAAATGCCTTGATAATCACACAATGCTCATTGATTCTGCCGTTTATAGTAGTATCAGTTGTGGTAAGTTCCTTGTAAAGTTTAGCAAACTTAGTACGGGCTAACTTGTCAGCGCCCTTGAGTATATCTGGCTTACGAATTGTGCGTTGCGTACTTTTAACTGTGTCAAATCCGGTAATAGTTGTGCCTTTGACACTCAGTGGTCCTGTCATATCGTCTGATATGATATGCATTAATTTTCGATTTTTGGTGTTATACACATATAATTCAGAAGCACCAAGTATGCCCAAGGGACTGATACTTGCTAATCCAATCGCAGGATCAGACTCTTTGTATTTAAGTTTAGCTACTAGCTTATCCTGACTGGGTGCTTTCTTGGCACGGGTCTTGCGAGTGGCTTTGCCAGTATTGATTACTGTGTTTGTAGCTGTCATGATAAGTTCATAAAACTTTAGTAAGTTTTTACGGTCCTGTGCCCTGCCAGTGAACTGACTATATGCTTCCTTGATGTCCTCATCTTCCCAGGCCACTAACTCCTGTGCTTCACGATACATTGCTTCATACATCTGCTGAATAATTTTAGCATGAGCAGGTTTAATAGCAGGCTGATAACTCATCATATCCTTGTAAGGGTCAAACTTTTTAAGGTCAAATTCTCCATCACGCCAGTCGTCTAAATAGCCTTCCCATTGTCCACACAGATCTGATACCTGCTGTCGCATACGATCCTGAATGCTAACAACTTTGCCTTCGGGTTTGGCTTCCTCTACAACTTCTTCCACATGTGGATGTAACTCAAGTAACTTGTCGATGCCCTGTGTAATAGCCTCAGTATGCTCGTCTGATAGCTCGGCGCCTTTGTTGTTGATGTAGGCATACTTGCCAAACACCATAAATCCATAGTCAGGTACTCGCTTGAGTTCCTTGGCCTTGTCACGATCAATGGTAGCTGCAAACTTCAAGAACTCTGCTTTAAGTGTCTTTTTAGGCACTTCATAGTGAGCATACCACAGGGCTTCGTCCATGAGTCGGTCATAGTCACGTTTAATGCCACCGATACTCACAGGCTTCATGCCTGACTTAATAATTTTATAGTCAGGTACTTTAATGCCTGTGGCTGAGAAGTTTGCTTTTGCCTTTGCCATATTACTGCTCCTTGAGCGCAGATGCTATTTGTTGAATATCCTGGAATACATTTTTGTATCTGGATTTATCTACCGTTACCTCAAGCATCACGCTTGATTTGTCGATGACCACATAGCTTGGTCGTCTCTCATATATATCTACCTGAGATTCACCGTCGTCTGTGTGCGTTAATACTATGAATGCCATGTTTGTTCTCCAATGTTTATATACGATAACATGGGTATCAGGATCTGTCAAGCGATAAATAAATCTACTATGAAGATGATCGAGTTAGATGAGAGTTTAAGTAGGGAGAAAATTACAGAACGACCGAAGTTCCGGTCGAATCGCAAGAATCGTGGTAAGAAGTTCAAGAAGGATAAATACCCGAGCGAAAAGAAATAAAGGTGTAGTTCACGGGCGGCAACCCCAACTACTCTAATACTATAAGGGAGTATCAGCAATGAGTATTTACCTCGTCTACAAAACAACAAATCTATCTAACGGCAAGTATTACATAGGCAAGCATAAATGTCAATCACTGGATGACGGATATCTGGGATCAGGCACTCTGCTAAAGGCCGCAATAGCCAAGTATGGCAGAGAAAACTTCGAGCGGAAAGTATTAGCGACCTTCCCAACAGAACAAGAATCCTACGATTATGAGAAGACTATCGTTACAGAAGCGGTAGTTGACGATCAACTATGCTACAATCTCAGAGAAGGTGGAGAGGGAGGCTACTCACAGAAACTGCCGCCAGGTGCTCACGATGGTGAGAATAATCCTATGTGGGGCAGAAGTCACAGTGAGGAGACTAAACAGAAGATCAGAGAGAAAGCAACGGGGCGCCCAAAGAGCGCAGAGACTCTCAAGAAGTTAGGTGATGCTTCACGAGGGCATATCAAGTCTGACGCAGAACGTGCCAAGCGCAGAGCAAGTCTTACCAAATATCATAACAACCGCACACCTGAGCATCAGGCATCTCTAAAGCAGGTGCTCACTGAGCGCAATAAGCGGCCCAAGAAGTGGTACAATAACGGTGTTGAGGAGCGTCTTATCGTTGACAATCTTCATGAGATACCAGCCGGATGGGCCAGGGGAAGGGCTCCCAGATAGGATAAATAGTGGCATATAAGGAGATCAAGTGCCACGTATATCGTTAGGACAGAAACATAAATCACATGATTATGACTTCATAGACAGAATAGTCTCGGAGAATGTCTTCGCTGGCGGCACCATAGTCTATATACATAAGTACATGGGTGTGAATGAGACACCTTATGAAGGTGATCCTTCCAATCCCAGTAGTGCTGTAGATCCTACTGAAGTATTCATACAAGACTTATTATTCCTTGAGAACAGAGATCGCAGATACTCCAAGGACATATATGAGATGAGGGGTGCCTATGCGTTAGCAGATAACGACAGTTTCGACCTCACTCAGTTCGGTGCCTTCTTGGCTAACGATACTATGTTCATGAACTTCCATATCGAGTCAATGGTAAGCACCTTGGGACGTAAGTTGATGCCTGGTGATGTGATCGAAATCATTCACTTGCGTGATGACCTTCTCCTGGGCAAGGACGATGCAGTAAACAGATTTATGGTAGTCAAAGAAGGCACACGCCCAGCAGAGGGCTACGATCCTCGTTGGTGGCCACACTTGTGGAGAGTTAAGTTAGGCACTATCACAGACTCGCAAGAGTACCGTGACATACTTGGTGATGGCACAGAGGCAGAGGATCTGCGTAATCTGATCAGCACATACCAAACAGAGCTTCGTGCGCAGGATCGTGTCATGGAGCAGGCAGAAGTAGATGTACCTCACATGCCACATACCCGTGAGCGCAGACATTTGTTTGTGGATCCCAACTTGCCTACACCACCCAGCATTGCTTTGGAAGGTGACGGTGGAGATGATATATTATTTGGAGGCACCATTGTGGGCAGTGGCGATCAGTTTCCTCAGACAGGAGTGGCAGACGGTGACTACTATCTGCGCACAGACTTCATACCAGACAGATTGTTTCAGAAGTCAGGCAGTCGTTGGGTTAGAATGGAGGACGAGACTCGTCAGAAGTGGACCAGCGCCAACAGAGTGCTTAAAAACTTTATCAATAACGATAACATAAGACATAACAGTGACGAGACCATGGAGCCTGAAAAAACTAACATGAGCAAAGTTGTGATGCCCAGAAACGACACTAAACCCAGAAACAGGCCCTTAGGCTACAACCCAGAACCCAAGGACAAACCATAATGGACAGACAATCAGTATACGAGCAACTAAAAATCGACGAAGGAGTTGTTTATGAAATTTATAAAGACCATCTGGGCTACCCGACTTTCGGAGTTGGCCACCTGGTCCTGGAATCAGATACAGAGCATGGAGCAGAGGTGGGAACACCAGTATCAGATGACCGAGTTAGAGAATGCTTTGAACGTGACCTTGACACCTCAATTAGTGAGTGTGTTGCGTTATACGGAGAACAGTTTAACGATTGGCCAGGAGAAGTGCAAGAGATCCTAGTAAACATGATGTTCAACATGGGACGCACACGCTTAGGCAAGTTTAAAAACTTTCGCAAGGCACTAGAGGCACAGGATTGGAAACAAGCCAGCATAGAAGGCAAGGACAGCTTGTGGTACAGACAAGTAACAAACAGAGCAGACAGACTAATGGAGCGGTTAAGCAATGTCGGACAAGATTCGAGTAAAGGAAGTACCTGAAAAGCCCACAGAGCGTTCATATACCTTGGACGAATACTCAGGCAGATTAGTAATATATTTAGATGGGCATTGGCAGTTTGCCGAAGATGTCACTAGGCGTGAATATGCTGAAGGTATAGTAGAGCATTTTAAGAAAGTATCAGCAATGACGTAGCACAGGAAAAATTATGGCAGGAAAATATAACAGCATAGACGGTAAATCAGAGAATCTAGACTGGTGGTATGATCAACAGATACGCCGCTATTTAATTCAGCTGATCAGAATCTTTAGTCACTTTCGTGTCAGAGAGTACACTGACAAAGGAGTGAACTATAACCGTGTGCCCTGTCGTTATGCTGATGCCAGCAGAATGGTTACTCACATCATGAGAAACAATTCAGAGAACATCATAAACTCTTGTCCCTTTATCAGTGTTGGTATACAATCGCTCAAGTACGAGCAAAGCAGAACCCAAGAACCTTTCAACGTTGATACCATACAAGTAGCAGAACGTGCGTTTGACAGACAAAATAATGTATATGAAGATGGGCCTGGCAACCTATATACCGTTAATCGTTATATGCCAGTGCCATACAATTTGACTATACAGGTAGATATTTGGTCGCCCAACACTGACACCAAGTTACAGATCATGGAACAGCTCATGGTTATCTTTAACCCTAGCATACAAATACAAAACACCAACAATCCCTTGGATTGGAGTAGCATCTTTGAAGTAACACTCACAGATGTAAACTGGAGTAATCGAAGTATTCCACAGGGGGTGGACGAAATTATTGACATTGCTACCATGTCATTTGAAGTGCCTATCTGGATAAATCCACCAGCACAAGTCAAGCGTCAGCAGATTATTCAGACCATTGTTACCAATGTATTCTCAGATACTGACATAGATGATTATGGATTCGATAGTCAGTTTTATGACTTCTTTAGATCAGTACCTGAGGATCCAGAGCAACTTATTATTACTCCCAATGATTATCGTGTAAAAATAGAAGCATCAGAAGCACAGTTATTGAACATGGACTACACCCCTGCCATATGGTCTGACTTGTTGGAAATACAGGGAGGTTTATTAACTGACAGTAGTTTATTAAAAGTAAACACTAGTAATAATATTGACGACGAACTTGCTATGATTGTGGGAGATGTCAAGGCGCATCCATTTGATCCCAGTAAACTTATATGGAACATAGCTGCTGATACGCTACCGCCCAATACTATCACAAACATAAACAGAATTATAAATCCTAACGATGCTGCACCAGGCGATGGGTTGCCACAAATACAAACAGGCCAACGTTACTTAATAACTGCTGATGCTCCAGCTGGTGACAACTACTGGGGTAATGCAAATGTCATAGCCAGTGCCAATGATATCATAGAAGTAGATATTAAAGGCAAATGGTTTGTGGCATTCGACAGTTCTGAATCTCCCAACAATGCAGTAGTAACTAATAACTATACTAACAAGCAATTAAAATGGGATAGCGAAAAATGGTACAGTGCAATAGAGGGTGTTTATAATGGAGGCTGGTGGAGACTCTACCCTTAATACCATAATGGCTGCTGGTGTATTATTTCTAGCTCGCGACACTGGCAGATGTTTGCTACAACTTCGCAATTCAGACAAACGTTTTAAACACACCTGGGGGTTCTGGGGCGGCACCATGGAAAAGGGCGAGACCCCTTTTGAATGTATTCAGCGTGAACTCAAAGAAGAGATAGGTTTTGTACCTGATCTACAAAAACTTAACCCCATAGATATCTTCCAGAGTCGCAACAAACATTTCTACTATTATAGTTTTGTATATGTAACTGAAACAGAATTTATGCCTAAACTAAATTCTGAAAGCGCTGGATATGCATGGGTTGACATCGGGGTATGGCCCAAGCCATTACACCAGGGAACATATGTCACACTGAATAAAAATGGTGGCGCAGATAAATTAGAACGCATATTGCAAATTGCTAGGGCCTGAGTTTTTTATTCTTTTTGATGGCGCTACTTAACACACTCATATCTACACCACACTTTTTAGCATAGTAAATCAGTGCTGCGGTGTCTTTGGGGAAACAATGTCCTCCAAATCCTGGTAGGTTGTCTGGTCCGGGTATTTGCAAATGGCTGTTGCCTATTCTGTGGTCTCTGGTAAGCATATCTACAAAATTTTCCCAGGATTCCTGAGATTTACTTGCGGAATGCAATTCTTTGAGTTCGTTAAAAAACACTACCTTGGTTGCTAGCCAACTATTAATAGTATATTTTAGTAGACTAGCAGTTGTGATATCAGTTTTAAATGTAGGCACAATACGCACATTGCTGTGTTTAAGATATATACGCTCCACCTCCTCACAATCTGGCCAATTGCCTCCCAGAATCTGCATACTAGGATTTAAAAAATCTTGGTTAGAATTTGCTTCTGTCAGGAACTCTGGATTATATACAATGCGCAGCTCATTAAATTTGTCCTGGATTTTTGTGAGATGGTTCGGGGTAATGGTACTTTTAATTACTATAATTCCAGTGTAATTAAATTTATTTAATTCAAATATTATGTCTTTTACTATGCTAACATCCACATCTCCCCAGGCTATTTCAGGGGTGGGCACACATACAAAAACTATATCGGGTTTAAAATTATTGATAAGTGCGTCGATAGTTACATTGGTTAAAGCAGGATCTACGATTAACTTTTTAACATCCTTGCTAAAACCATTGGCTACCGCACTGCCCACGAAGCCGTGCCCTATGATACCTATTTTTACTGTCATAGTATTACTTACTTGTTTTTCTGTCCACGCCGTCCCAATCTGGTCCAGGCTTGGATTGTGTTAGTCTGTGTTCATACAAATCTGCCAGTGTTTGGTTGTACTTTCTAAGTTGTGTGAGATTTTTGCTTGCCTCAGTCCAGCTACGATTCTGATAAGATTTGGTAACACTGTTAATTGCTAAACTATATTCTACACTAACCAAGGTGTATATGTCAACCGTAGCAGTCTGACCTTTCACAGCAATACGGTCAATAAACGCTAGTTCGTCAGGGTCATAGTCTGTGAGTTGGTGTAATGTCTGCTGAGTAAACATATAGAACACCCCATACTCCTTGGTCTGTGCTTCCAGTCTGGCCGCTAGGTTTACGCTATCGCCCAACACAGTATAATCAAACCGTGTGTCACTGCCCATGTTACCAACCACAGCATCACCGGTATTAATACCGATGCCCACACCGAGTTCCAGTAGGCCTTCTTTCTTGAGTTCCTCATTTAGTTTGGCTAATGCCACCTCCATGTCTTGTGCTGTTTTAATAGCCTGATTGGCATGGTCAGGTACATCAACAGGTGCTCCCCAGATAGCCATGAGTGCGTCCCCTATGTATTTGTCTATGGTGCCACTATTGTTCAGGGTGATGTTAGTCATGGGAGTCATATATCTGTTTATAAGTTTACTTAAACCCTGTGGGTCTGTCTTGTACTGTTCTGATATAGGTGTGAATCCTCTGATGTCTGAGAATAAGTATGTCATGGTTTTGGTCTCGCCTCCCAGTTTAAGTAACTCAGGATTTTTCTGTAGGCGTTTTACCAAACCTGGTGCTATGTAGTGTTCGAACTGTTTCTTGATCTGCTCACGTAGTTTAAACTGTATCCAGAAGTTGTTAAAACTTGCCTGAGAGAATATCACAAAACTTGCTAACACAGGATATGTAGCATCAAATAAAACTAAGTTTGCTGTATAAGAATGTATAGTATAATAAGCAATAGACCCTATAATGCTTACTGTAGTAAACAATCCTGCCCATACAGGCAACTTGTATATTGCTATGGCTATGATAATCATAGCCAGACACGCTGTCAGAAGCTCTGTGAGCGCAGATAAGTCTGAACGCACAATGTTACTGCCGTCTATAAAGTTTTGTAGCATGTTGGCTTGTATGTGTTGTGGCAGGATACTGCCTGCTGGTGTGGGTACTGGGTTTGATATGCCTTCAGCACTCACGCCAACGATCACAAACTTGCCAGCCAAGTCAGGCAGTGGTGTGCCTGGTATGTATTCTATGACATCAAATGTATTATTGAATCTGATGTATGCTGTGCCATCAGGATTTGTTATGATGGGATCGAACGGAGGCACAGCAAACTCTGTGATGCCTATGTCTGAAGTCTTAATAACATAACTGGGCTTGCCAGTGTATGCTCTGAGTATCTCAATAACAAAACTGGGATAGATAGCATCACCTACTGTAACAGCAAGCGGATATGTGCGAGTCTGGTTGTCTGGCTGTGGTGCTGAAGCAATAACGCCTATGCCGGCTGATGCGTCTTCGAGTTCAGGAATGTTGGTTATCAGGTTCGACCACTGTAGCAAGTATTGTGTAGGCTTGGCAGAGCCTATGGTAGCAGTACCTATATGCGGGCCTGTGGTTTTTATACCTTGAGCTGAAGGCGTCTGGCTTAATACTATGCCGTTGTCTGTGATCCAGCTTGCTAAAATTTGATCCCCACCAAAGCGATCCGTCTCTGGAAACATTATATTCAAGGATATTATACCTGCTCCTGAGTTCCTCAACTCGGCAATTAATTGTGCGATATTCTGTCTGGGCCATGGCCATTGTCCCCATGCGTTAAGGCTACGTTCGCCTATGTTTACAATCACAACTTCTGAGCTGTGTTTGACATCATCCAATTGCTGTAGTGTGTCAAATGTCTGTGATCTTAAACTCTGTATGAGTATGGGGTCTGTTATCTTTGTGTATGTGAGCAGTCCAATTGTTAGTGCCACTGCCCAGGCACTGTATAAAAATTTCATTTTAATTAATACTATATTCCATTAGTTGCTACCGTTTACTGTTATTGAACAACCACTTGTGTTAAAACATACACCTGTAATGCTGTAGGAGCCTGCAGATGTTGTCATGTTTTGATCTAAGTTAAGTGTGTAAGCTCCAGTACCGTATGTTAAATCTATATTTGCTGAAGCGTTATTACCACCGCGTTGGTTTACATCGACACTATGGCCATCGCCATCCAACACAACATCTGCCCATTTGACACCACCGTTACCACGTTGATATAGGGTCACATCATTGTTGTCACCTGTTATCTCAATAAAGCCGTCGTGTCCTGATTTACCTAATTGCCTGTGGTCTACATTATTATAATTCCCTGTTATTATGTTTGCTAAATGATGGGGTCCTGCATTGGTACCTCCTGACGCTCTGTTGGTATCTGTTTGACTACTTGCTAAAGTATTGTGATTTCCATCCACAGTCCAATATGCTTCGTGTCCGCCGGTTTCATCTATGTCAAGATTACCTGTTAAATGTTTACCTTGCCACACTTTAAGATTATTATAATTACCTGTAGCATCCACTCTAGCAAAGTTATCATTTCCATCATTG